GGATTCGGTTAAGTCGACTTCAGAGGACATAGTAAGTCTAGCTTTTTTCGACTTTCTGCTAGGCAAGATGCAACTATCAAATCTGCGGACCCACCCCCTTCTTTTTAAAAAGGGCTTTTCAAAAAATTTTTTGCAAAAAATTTAAAAAAACGGGTTAGATAGCTTTAGGGTCTAATGAATAAACTTCTGAATATACTGCTTTGAGTTTGAGGAAAGACTCCTCATGGAGGTGAAACTTAGGATCTTTCTTGATATATAACGCTAGATGAACCATTTCATGTAATAGAGTTGCAAAGATAGTTGTAAAATGACCACATGCTTCTGAACTTATTTCAATTTGCATCTCTACTTCGTCAAAACAACCATAAATACCAGGATCAGATATTACTTTAAACTTAACTTTTGAAGATTTAGGCATTTTTAACTTATTGAACGGTGGCAGTTTGCATGCCATATCATAAAGATGAGTTAGATTTTCTGAGGTAAGAGTAGTTAGTTTCATAAAACCTAGAAAGACCAGGTTAGAATGACAAGCGCAAAGTCAGGTTGGGTAAAAAGTAGGGATATCATGGTAGTATTGTATCAAAAACATGCTTGATTTATATAACAATTTAGTATATATTGCCCGCAATAGCTGCAAAAATAATTTCTAGGATGTAAACAGCGACATTTTATGGCAATAACTATTATCCCTATAGCAAATATACCCTTGCCTGACGACTTTGAGTCGGAAGAACCCACAACTTTTGATGAAAAAGTCAAAGTAGCTGCCAAAACAGCACAAGTTTTGAGTGAAGCAGGCGCAGAAATCCCAGTTTCTACAGCAGAAAAGAAAGAAGCTGAAGAAATATTTAAAAATTATACAAATCCTGATATAACACCACCATTAAACGCTGCAACTAAACAATCTTTAAATGTTCCAGCTACAGTTCAGCATCTATATGCTATGTTATCGGATTATGATCATCAAGTTGTAGAAGAAGCCGTCCAGTTGAGACGGTTTGTTACTAATAAGCTCATAGAAGATGCAGGATTATCAGATCCTCGTCACAGATTAAAAGCATTAGAGCTATTAGGTAAGATAAGTGATGTAGGTTTGTTCTCAGAAAAAACAGAAATCACTGTTAAAAATTTATCACAAGAAGATTTAGAATCACAAATCAAAGCTAAGATGTATAAAATACTCGGCAAGACTGCAGTTATTGATGCATCGTTTGAAGTTGTTGAAACAAAAGATATAACACCAGATATTTAATATGGCAATAAATATTTCTGGATTCAGTGAAGCTGATATTGATAAAGCACTTGCACATATATCTGTATTGCCTAAACATGAACAAGTACAATTCTTAGCGCAGTTAGAAGAATTAGAAAAGACTCAAACATTAACACAAAGGCAAACTACATTTTTAGAATTTATTAAACATGTATATCCAGGTTATAAAGTAGGAGCGCATCATGAGAAACTTGCTAAGATATTTGAAGACATCGCTAACGGCAAAAAGAAACGAGTTATTGTTAACATTGCTCCGCGACACGGGAAATCAGAACTCATCTCATATTTGGCACCGGCTTGGTTTTTGGGTAAATATCCGGCTAAGAAGATTATTATGGCATCTCATACAGCTGACCTTGCAGTTAACTTTGGACGACGTGTTCGTAATCTTGTGGGTAGTGATGCTTATAAAGATGTTTTTCCCGAAGTAGAACTGCAAGCAGATAGTAAATCTGCATCTAGATGGGGAACAAACTTTAATGGAGAATACTTTGCTATTGGTGTTGGTGGTGCCCTCGCTGGTCGTGGGGCTGATTTGTTTATCATTGATGATCCACATTCCGAGCAAGACGCCAAGTTGGGAAGACCGGATGTTTTTTTGCCTGCTTGGGAGTGGTTTCAGTCTGGTCCAATTCAACGTCTTATGCCTGGCGGTGCGATTATTGTAGTAATGACTAGATGGTCTAAGTTAGATTTAACTGGCCAAATAGTTAACCAAATGATCAAAACAGAAGGTGTTGATGAGTGGGAAGTAGTAGAATTTCCTGCCATCATCGAAGATAACAAAGGTAACGAAGTGTCACTATGGCCAGAGTTTTGGCCACTAGAAGAACTAAAAGCTAAAAAAGCTTCACTAGATGTACGATATTGGAACGCGCAATACTTACAGAACCCAGTATCGGAAGAAGGCGCTCTCATCAAACGTGAATGGTGGAAGATCTGGGAAGAAGAAAACCCACCAAGATGTGAGTTTACGATTATGTCTCTTGATGCTGCACAAGAAGCCAATACGAGAGCCGATTACAATTCGTTAACTACGTGGGGTGTCTTTTTTAACGAAGAGACCAATAATTATAATATAATACTACTAAATGCTATCAAGCAACGGTTAGAGTTTCCTGAGCTCAAAGAACTAGTTTTAGAAGAGTATAAGGAATGGCAACCTGACGCATTCATAGTAGAAAAGAAATCCAACGGAGCCGCACTCTATCAAGAGATGAGAAGGATGGGTGTGCCCTTAGGAGAGTTTACACCTGGAAAAGGGCAAGACAAAATTAGCCGCGTTAACTCCGTGGCAGATTTGTTTAGATCTGGTATAGTGTGGGCTCCTGATAGAAGATGGGCTCATGAACTGATTGAGGAGTGTAATGACTTCCCATCAGGTGCTAACGATGACCAAGTGGATAGTACCACTATGGCTCTTATGCGCTTTAGACAAGGTGGGTTCATACGATTACCTAATGATGAACCTGAAGATATAGCAGGATTTAGAAGTTCTAGAAATAGATTGTACTTAGTATGATTGTTTATGAAGTTAAAAATATGTTCAATGGTGGGAAGTTACGCGTTATAAAGAAACGAGTATCTGACAAGAACAAAAGATTTTATGATAACTTTAACAAACGTAGAGGTGAAAATTATTGGTGGAAAGGTTACGAGCCCGTAGATGAAAATAGTAACACCATGCAAACAAATATGTGAGTTAGATGAAACAAAACAAATATGCAAGACCTGTAAAAGAACAGAGGAAGAAATAGCATCATGGTTAGATTACACACCTGCAGAACGCAAAGCTGTAATGAAACAAATCAAGGATAGATTATGGCAGATATAGATAAAAGTTTAGCACAAGCACCCAAAGGAATAGAAGAGTTGGCAATGAGCCAACCTGACCTATCTATTGAAATTGAAAATCCAGATTCAGTCACATTAGCTGATGGCAGTATGGAGATTACTATTGAACCAGGCAAAGAAACAAATGATGAGTTCAATGCTAACTTAGCAGAAGATATGGACGAAGGTCAGCTTACTGAACTATCAGGAGATTTAGTTGGTGAGTATGATGCTGATATTAATTCTAGAAAAGATTGGCTTACTACTTATGTAGATGGTTTAGAGTTATTAGGTTTAAAAGTAGAAGATAGAACTGAGCCATGGCCAGGTGCATGTAATGTATATCACCCACTCATGACAGAGGCGTTAGTTAAGTTCCAAGCAGAAACAATGATGGAAACTTTTCCAGCTGCAGGTCCTGTTAAAACACAAATCATAGGTAAACAAACAAAAGAAAAAGAAGACGCAGCAGAACGTGTAAAAGATGATATGAATTATCAGCTTACAGACTGTATGCCAGAATATCGTCCTGAGCATGAAAGAATGTTATGGGGTTTAGGATTAGCAGGTAATGCGTTTAAAAAAGTTTATTATGATCCGTCATTTGAACGACAAGTGTCGATGTATGTTCCAGCTGAAGATATTGTAGTACCTTATGGTGCGTCATCATTAGAGACTGCAGAGCGTGTTACTCATGTAATGCGTAAAACAAAAAATGAATTAAGAAAATTAATGGTAGCTGGCTTCTACAAAGATGTAGAACTAGGTGAGCCGTTCTTAGATATTGATGAAGCTGAAAAGAAGATTGCAGAGAAGTTAGGCTTCAACCCAACAGAAGATGATAGATATAAAATCTTAGAGATGCATGTTAATTTGGATCTTGAAAATGGAGATTCAGAAGATGGCATAGCACTACCATATATTGTTACTATTGAAAAAGGTACAGGTACTATCTTAGCAATAAGACGTAACTGGAACCCAGATGATGTTAAGAAATTAAAACGTAATCACTTTGTACATTACGGTTACATTCCAGGTTTTGGATTCTACTGCTTTGGTTTAATCCACTTGATTGGAGCGTTTGCTAAGTCAGGCACAATGATTTTACGACAACTCGTTGATGCAGGAACATTAAGCAACCTACCAGGGGGGATGAAGTCACGTGGTCTTCGTATCAAAGGTGATGACACCCCCATTGCTCCTGGTGAATGGAGAGATGTTGATGTACCATCAGGTGCAATAAGAGATAACATCTTACCATTACCATATAAAGAGCCATCACAAGTTCTTAATCAGTTAATGAATCAGATCATTGAAGAAGGTAGAAGATTTGCTTCTGCTGCTGATATGAAAGTATCTGATATGAGTGCAAACTCACCAGTAGGCACAACGTTAGCTATATTAGAAAGAACATTGAAAGTAATGTCGGCTGTACAAGCGCGTATTCACTATGCGATGAAACAAGAGTTTAAATTATTAGCTGGCATCATCAGAGATTACACACCAGAAGAATATTCATACGAACCAGAAATTGGTGATCGTCGTGCTAAACAATCTGATTATGATTGCTGTGAAGTTATTCCTGTAAGTGATCCTAATGCTGCTACGATGTCTCAAAAAGTTGTACAGTATCAAGCAGTTATGCAGATGGCTCAAGCAAACCCACAGATCTATGATTTAGTTGAATTAAATAGACAAATGTTAGAAGTATTAGGGGTTAAGAATATAGGTAAACTTGTTCCTAATGCTGAAGATAAAAAACCAAAAGATCCTGTATCAGAAAATATGGACATTATTAATGGTAAACCTGTTAAAGCGTTTATTTATCAAGATCATCAAGCACATTTAGCTGTTCATATGTCTGCTATGCAAGATCCAAAATTGATGCAAATGATGAGTCAAAATCCACAAGCGCAAATGATACAAGCTGCAGCGTTAGCTCATATTAATGAACATATTGCGTTTGAATATAGAAAACAAATGGAAGAACAATTAGGCGTACCTCTACCTAATCCTGATGAAAACTTACCAGAAGATGTTGAAGTTGAATTATCACGTTTAACTGCGCAAGCTGCACAAAAACTTTTAGCTAAAGATCAAGCTGAAATGCAACAGCAACAAGCGCAACAACAAGCACAAGATCCGTTAATTCAAATGCAACAACAAGAACTACAATTAAAAGCTCAAGACTTACAAATTAAACAACAAAAAACTCAAGCTGATATAGCAATTGAACAACAAAGACTTGAACTTGAAAAAGAAAAAATTGCATCTCATGAAAGACTTGAAGGAGCTAAATTAGGAGCTCAAGCTACTAAAGATAAACAAAGGGATGAGTCTAATAAAGTAGTTCAAGGTATTAAATTAGGAATGGAAGCAGAATTTAAGAAACAAGAACTTGCTTTAAAAGAAAAGGATAAAAATCAACCACAACAGGAGTAATACAATATGGACCAAACGCTAGAGCTATTATTGTCTCGAATAGATGATCAGCGCAAAACAGTATTAATAAATTTAGGAGACGGAGCAGCAAAAGATTTTGCTTCGTACCAAAATATGACAGGATATATACGAGGTCTATCCGTCGCAGAAAGTATCATTAAAGACCTTGCACAAAGAATGGAGACATTTGAAGATGAGTGAACAAAT